TTACTAGCGAAGCTACTCTTACCAGCACCATTCCCTCCCCCCTCATCCTGATTCTCTCCAGTAACGAGACACAGGCCACGGTCAGCTAAGTCACACCTCTCCTTGGAGAGGGAGAAAATATTCTCCCATGAGAAGTCTAGGAGGATCATCTTTCACCCCAACACAACACCCCTACAATATAGCTGACTATTCCTAGACCAAGCACACCAATTATCATAGGTAAGGTAATAGAAGCCGCCATCAGTAAGGATATACCTTTGACAATAATGAAGAGAGCTAAAAGTGAGAAACAAACTACCATTAATCCGCCAAGAAGATAACAAAGATGTATACAGATCTTATCTATTACTTCAAATTTATCCATTAGGCACCTCATATCTGAATTCACGGATCAGCTTACCAATCTCAGCACGTCTCTCTGGCATGGCGATCTCTGCATACTCCTTAAGGAGAGGCTCAATAGAGAAGTCGCCTGTTTTAACTATACCGCTCGTAGTTTGTACCCCTAGATCCGCTCCATAGATCAACTCTACTGACTCACATCCATGAGAGAACATCACCTCTCGAAAACGAGTTGTATCAATGTCTCTAGGGCAATTTCCTACACGAATGAAGTTACCAGCTATTAGGTCAGGTTGATCTCCTCCTTCCTCTTGAGGAGGAAGATCTGCAAATCCTTCATGCCATCCTAGAGTCACAAACTTAGGCGTACTAAGCTCCATCTCTACCCTAGGTCCATCTGAATCGTACCACCATGATCCATGCCACTCTTCTGAGTCTGCCCAGGTGTGCTGAGCAAATGAACCAGGGATGACTATCTGAGGGCTGGCTTGTGGTTTGTGATAGTGTCCAGCCCAGCAGGTTTCAATGCGAGAACAGATCTTACGTTTACCGAACTTCTCATCCGGTATCCAGCTAGATCCTAGACTGGCTCCAGCTACTCCTTGATGTACCAGTGCCATCGATCCTTCTTCAGCCGCATCAAGAAACATGTACAGCCCATCGATGTCCTTGGTATAGGGATGAGCAATGACAGGACAGCCAGCCACCTCAAACTTGGTAGGCTTATCAATGACGGTAGCGAAGGATTCGAAAGCCTTGAGAGCATGTACGTCCCCGCTAGCTGTTGCCATGTCATGATTCCCTACCAGCAAGTAGAGAGGACAGACCCCAGCAATCTGCATGAGAGCGGTAGCAGTTAAGAATAAGGTCTGTACATCTACCTTATCGTGGGTGTGAAAGATATCTCCTGTCACGAACACTGCATCTACGTGATGCTCTATGGCTTGACTCCTCACCTGTAGGAGGGCTTGGTACAAGAACCATAGCCGGGAATTATAGCCCTGCTCTGTAAGCCTGGACCCGTACTGCCATTTGTGCATGTGCAGATCACTGATGATGAGAGCTTTCACCACGAATCCTCCCACAGTTGAATGTGTCCACTCTGCTTAGCTCTGTCCAACCACATTGCATACGCCTTATGGTATCCACCTAACTCACGAACCACATCGTACCACTCTGCTTCCTTGAACTGCTTGATGTCCTCACCGTAAGGCATCTCAAAGTACTTAGACTTTTCCCCACCTTGCTGTGTGATCCAGCCCGTCATTACGGCTGCATTCAAGAGGCTGAGACACTGATCAAATCCGTCCTTCTTAAGGTGAACTTCATCTACCTTAGCAAGAGAAAGCTGAGCATTCTTCAATTTTTCAATGGTCAGAGAAATCTTCTGTCCATCTCTGATCTCTACGTTATTCTTCTTGTGAGTGAGTTTACCTATATTCTTGAACTCGATCCGTACCGATGCCATGATCTTAGTACCATGCCCACCCGCTGCACCACTCTTCTTACCAAAGGCAGCAGTGAGGTTGGTAGCTATGGCATGGTTGATCAAAATGCAGGATACCTTGGAGCGTGCGAGGATTCCATGTAGACGCTTTACTCCACGTCGAATGGCCTTAGCCTCTTGACCAATCCTAATGTCCCTAGAGTAGGCTTCCTTGTCCATGTTCTGCTTCAACTCTGACTCGATATGAGTACCAGTCACGGAGTCAACCACAAGAAGAACAGGATGCTTGCTACCTAGTCCCAGGTTCTCTACGTACTCCACATAAGCATACGCAGCCTCAAAGATAGCCTCGATACTATGCGCTGACATGATCTGAAGACGCTCAAGGTTCACCCCACACTGCTGAGCCCTGAGTGGTGAGAAGGTATGCTCAGCATCAATGAATGCGGCAAAGCCTCCCATCTTCTGCACCGATGCAATGGCATGTAGAGCAGCCGTAGTTTTGCCACACATCTCAAATCCATAGTACTCAATGAGTCTACCCGCAGGTAGCCCACCCCTACCACCTAGCTGATAGTCTAGCTCAGCCAGCCCGGTAGGGATAGTGTGTGGAGTGTGAGAAGCGATCTTGATATCGTCTGACCTGTGAATAGACGCAGCTACGTTCTTCTTCTTCAGGTTATTTTTCATATCGTTGAGTAGCTTCTCCAGCTTCTCATCTTCTGCTGACATTACCATTCCTGAAATAGTCTAGATGTGAGACATACTGAAGTTTCATTAGACTCCACTCGGTCATAGTCTTCTAACTCTCTGTCACCGTCTCCACCATGGTTGAGAAAGCAATCCCTTAACATGTTTTTCTCATACTTTTTGGATGTAATAATAACCTCATCTTGTCCAAATCCACTGCATCGAGTATAGATTATAAACTTCATAGCATCAATCACCATCCTATCTTTCGTTTAGGTTTCTCAAGAATCTTGTTCTGTTTCTCGGTAACTTCCCTGTCTGCTTCGATCTTAGCAGCAATCTCTTCATGATCAACGACAGGTTTCTTTTTCGGCCTACCACCCTTCTGTTTCCTGATCTCATGTCCTGCCTTAACTAAGTGACTCCTAATAGTACTTGCACTACAACCGTACTTCCTAGCTAGGTGGGATAAAGAGGCCCCATTGGCATACTCTACCTGAATCTCTTCTTCAGGTAGAGTAAGCCTAAGAGGTTTTTGTATCAGAGACATTTAGAATGTGCTCGGGTCCGCTGGAGGTGGAGCAGGTACTTCAGGTAGAGGTGCCTGCTCTACCGGCTGAGCCTGTGACGGCTGTACCATAGGTTGAGGAGCCGGTGTTTGAGGTACTGGTTGATACTGCGGAGCCTGAGCCTGAGCCTGAGGTACCGGTTGATACTGCGGAGCCTGAGGAGCCTGAGCCTGAGCCTGAGCCTGAGCCTGAGGTACTGGCTGAGCCTGAGGAGCGGGAGCAGAATATACTGGAGCACAAGTGGAAGGAGCAGCCTGTTGAGGTACGGCTCCTGCCGTCCCTTGAGGTTGTGGTTGTGGTGCTGGTGCATTTGCTATCCCCTGAGGTACTGGTTGGAATTGAGGTGCTTGAGGTTGATTGTAGAAAGTAGATTGCCTAGGATTCATTCCAAGTAGACGCATCCTGATCTCATCCTCAGGTAGAGGGGGATACAAAGCGTCTAGATTGTACAGATTCTCAGCACCGATTGGAGCCATGCCAGCAGCGGCGCAGTCTTGTGCCAGAGTAGTCCGCATAGGGAGAGTCTGTACTTGGTAGTCCGTCTTGAATCCCTTGCCACTACGAGTGATACGGAACGTTACACCGGCATCTGGGTTGGTAATGTCAGCCCATCCACCTTGACCATCACGGTCATGATTGAGTAGAGAACGCTTCACCTTCACCCCTGACTTTAAGACATAGACTTTACCTGGCACAAACTCAACGCCAGCCGGTGCGCTCTTGATGATGACATTGTATAGGAAGCTGCGCTGCTCACGTAGCTCCTTGGCTAGCTCAAGGTTAGCCTCTCCACCCGCATCAATCAACTGCTGTCGCTTCTCAGCTACAGGGTCAGGAAGACCAAAAGATGAGGGTGAGGTAATGCGATTGAATTGTCCATCGTTGTCAAAAAAATACTCTTTGATCTCACGATACCAAGTACCCCTCTCATTAAAGGGAGGAAGGATGCGAACCTCAGTCACACCTTGCTCAAGCTTGAAGGGACGAACTTCGTCCATCTCCGCTACTTCACGCTTGTCCTTGGCATAGTCAGCGTCTAGTGCTTCAGTGTTAGGTTGAAAAAAATTTCCCATGCTAATGTCTCCTTACAATTGGTTCTATAGTAGTAATTCCTTTTTCCATCGATCTCATGTAACACAGTGTCTATCTACTTAAAAGGCCCCCCTTTTGATCTCACTGCCTAGCTTGTACGCTAATGATTGCAGTAGGTCTGCTTTCTTCAGGATGTTTTTCCACCATGCGTCCGCTAGGTTATAGTATCTAAGTGTATTAATGTATGCTGCTACCACGGCTCTGTATTGATCGTCTGTAATGATATGAGATTTCAAAAGCTCTACAGTTGTCTTCTCCCCCTGGTTTAATAGTACAGTGCGGTAAGACAACAGTAGCTCGGCATAGACTGTTTCCACGTCTCTCTTGTGACGTTCAGCTTGAGCTTGGAGTCTGCTATGTGCATCTCCGTACTTGTGTATGAGCATTCCCACTCCACAAATCTCTCCATCTAGATTCTCTGGATCGATTGAGAAGTCCGTCTCGGGAGAAAATGAATATCTATATGGCGTCCACACCGGCTCACCGCTCTTCTCATCCACTACTAGGTGTTCAATGAGTAACTCATCCATCAGTTCAAGAAACCTCCACCTTCATTATCGCAGCCACCACATCCATCGTCAGTCTTGAAGGCAGGCCGCAACCTGTTTAGAAATTCAGGGGATGCATCTTTAAGCATTTGCTTTCGTTGTGCAGCAAGCTTCTTCTCCGCTTCCTTCACAGTGATGCAAAGTACAATCACAGTGTTGGAATCCACATCCAAGTAGTGATCTTCCATTACGAACATCTCTCCACCATATCGGATACCTTGCTGAAGTAGTCCCATAAAGTAGGCCGCTGCTTCGATGCTCTCATATGCGTACTGCTTGATTTCTTCACCTTGCTCTTTGTCTTCTTGTGTGAAATGTAGTTCGATATCCATAATGTTTCTCCTTATGCTTCTGCTG